CTTATGACTATCAAAGAAAAATGTTAAAACATTTTAATGATAATCGATTCTCTATAATATTAGCATGTCGTCAGTCAGGTAAATCTATTAGTTCAATCATTTATATTTTATGGTATGTATGTTTTCACCCTGACAAGACTGTTGCTATTCTTGCCAATAAAGGTGCAGTCGCGCGCGAGATGCTTTCTAGAATTACTTTAGCTTTAGAAAATTTACCTCATTTTATTCAGCCTGGAGCAAAAGAATTGAATAAAGGTTCGATTGGATTCTCTAATAATTCAAAGATAATTGCAGCTGCTACATCGGCTTCTTCTATTCGTGGTCTTTCAGTTAACTTACTATTCCTTGACGAGTTTGCTTTCGTAGAAAATGCTACTACTTTCTATACATCTACTTATCCCATACCACTTTATAAATTAAATAACCTAATAATCCTCCCATAATCTGAAAAATAATAAATAATGGAGCATCATTAAGATTAATGCCGGCAAATGTATCTGAAAAAATTCTCCCAAATGTTACTGCAGGATTAGCAAATGAAGTTGATGCTGTAAACCAATAGGCAGCACCAATATAAGAAGCTACCATTATTGGAACTTTTTTAGCATCTGAAGCAAAAATGATCATTATTAAGCCGGCAGTAGCGATTAGCTCTGAAAACCACAAATTTGAACCTGTTCTTATTTTTGTTGATAATTCAATCAATGGTAAATTGAACATTAAATTAGCAAGTATTGCCCCTAGTAATCCTCCCAAACATTGAACTGCAACGAAACTAATAAAAGCTGGAAATTTTAATTCACCTCTAATGTAGCTAACTAAGGACACAACAGGGTTAAAATGAGCGCTCAATGGAGCAAAAATTGTAATCAAAAAATATAAACCCCAAAACGTAGCTAAGGAATTTGCTAGAAGTGCAATACCATCGTTTCCATCCGATAAATTTTGCCCCATTATGCCTGAACCCACTACAACACAAACCAATAAAGCTGTGCCTGTAAATTCAGCAAATATTTTATTCTTAAATTTCCCCATTCAATAGTTCAGTATTAATTTTCATTTTTATTAAGTCCCTAATATTATCAAAATCATCATCGTTCATATGTTTTGGATCAGGTATATTCC